CTGAAATATAATCACTAACCTTATCAGCGACCTGTACTTCAAGTTGTTTTTGAAACTCCATTTGCAACTGTGGTGGTACTTGTCCACCAAATTTTTGTGCCTCTTGTTGTATAACTTCTTGCATCTGTAATTCAACTTCCTCTCTTGCAAGCAGAGATATGTGCTCCATTATGTGAGCTTGTAAAATAATTGTTGCTTGTGGGTTTGCTCTTACTAACATTGAAGACATAAATACTCTATGTGCTTCAATGTGTTGTTGATGAGCTTGTCCTCTGAATACAACTAATTTTTTACCAAGCAAAGCATCTGCGTTTTCAATACCAGGGTCTTTAGGTGCATCTGGTTTTGGAACAGGTAGTATTGCATCAATATCTTTTACACCTAAAGCTTGATACATTCTTTTGTATGCTTCATACAAGTTATGTTGTTTTGGATCAGATTGTGCCATTTGTAATTGTGTCTGAGCCAAGGTAACACGTTGTGACATTGAAAAAATATTAGGATCTGACACAGGCATGATATCTACTCTCTCATCAAAGTCTGAAGCTTTGAATACAGCAGCAGCATTTTTGCCTACATCGTACGGATAAACTTGTGGATAAAAATCCTTAAATACTTTTGCTAATAAATTAAATTCTGTTTTTTGTGCATAGTGTAATCTTTTATGTATAGCACTCATTACTCTTGAACCACGCTCAATCAAAGCCATTGTAGTTCCAACAGGTGCATTTGCAGCAACACTGTCCCCTATTTTTTGATCAGCAATTGTGGCAAAACGTTGACCTGATTGTACAACAAAACCTAAGAGTTGAAACAAAGTAGCACTTGGCTCTTTGTATGGTAACGGTAATAAACCTGCACGTAAATCACCACTTGGTGCGTCTACATCTCTAAATTCACCAGGTTGTAACGGATTATCGTCATCACGTATCCTTAAACCCCTAGCTTTAAATCCTGCAGGTAAGTTTGACAATGTCCCTGCATCTATTAATTGTCTTAAAGCTGACGTTGCAGTTCTCGATAATCCACCTAACATGTGAATTAAACCAAAACCATAAAACCCTAGACCAGGTAAAAACTTATAATGTACAAAATATTGTTTCTTTTTCTTAAAAGAGTCGTCTTCTTCAAAGTTTCGATAGATTGACAATACTTGTTGTGAACCTTCGTCTATTGTTACAATGTATGGTAATTTTATCCCGTCGTCATTTTCATAACCAGGTACATCAAGATCACAATGTATTTCCAATAATGTATAAACATCATTCTTATATGCTGAACCAGTGGGTCTTACACCGTCAAGCTTGTTGACTGCCTGTTGTATATTTGAATTAGAATCTTCATCTTGATACTGTAAATCTACATCTCTATAAATACCTTGCACCTGCATTTTACGTACTTCATTTTCATTTCTTTTTATGACGTGTGTAACTCTTTCTGCTGTCGCTAAATCTGTTGCGCTGTATGGTACAATTAAATCTTCACTTGGCACGAACTTAGACACAGCCCTATTGAGAGTTGTGTCAAAATAAATTTTTTTAAATGCTGATCCTGATAAAGGTAAATAAAATAACATTTGGTCAAGATCTGGATCAAAATCTTCCATGACGTGCATGATTTGATAGTTCATAAAATCTTGCACACGTTGTGCTTGATCTTCTTTTTGTGAAGATTGTTCTCCAATTATCTGTGTCCTTACTGGACCATTAGCTGGTAAAAGTTCTTTGTAAGCTTGTGCTTGAAACTGTGTTACTGTTTCTGCTAGTAAAGGATGTGTTACACCACTAGCACCAGAAAAAGGTTGAGATCTATCCTCATAATTAAATCCAAGTAGTTTTAAACCTTTTGAGTATGAATCATACCACTCGTCTCTTGATGATTTATCATCTTTGTATTCCTGCATAAGATCTGAAGACAAATTTTGTAAATCTTCTTCATCAATAAAATCTGCTAAGTTTGCGTCAAATCTATCTTCTGGTGGTGTTTCAACAGGATTAATTATTGCACCACCATCGTCTGTCATTTCGACATTTTCTACGGTTAACTCATCCTCTGGAGTTTCAACAGTTATTGATTCCGTAGTGATTTCTGTTGGCTCACCCGTAATTCTTCTTTCAACCATTAAGCTACCTCAAATATATCAATCATGCTCACAAGTCCACCTTTAGCTTTGTGTGTTTTGTACGGTTCTAGCATTTCTTCAGTAATTTTAATAGCAAAAGATGGGGTCGTGCTTTTCAAATCAGGCACATCTGTTCTTTCTATTCTATACAAAGGATTTGATTCTTTTAATCTCTCAGCTTGAGTTGGGCTTGTAAGAGTTGCAACTATATTATCATTTTGATCAAAAACCTTATAAACTCCTCTTGCTCCCGTTTTCGTCTGTACGTTTAAAACTACGAACTCAGAGTTGTTTTGTTTTGCTTGTGTTTTTAATATTTTTTCTATTGTTGATGTGTAATGTTTGCCATTAGGATCTTTTGCGTTTGGCCCACCATAAAACTCAGACATACCAACACCCTTATACTCTGAATCTGTAAACTCTCCTCTTGCCATAAAATAATCAATTTGTCGTTTTTTGTCCGCAGCCCTTACATCTGCAGGTGTTGATGAATCACCTTTAAAACTGTATCTTTTTATAACAAGTTCTTGCGGCGACACTGCATAATAGTCTGGGACATTTGGATCTTTTAAAATAAATTTTCTGTAGGCAAGTTCAAACAAATCTTTTTTAATAAGTGCATCTGCCCATTCTTCACGTTTTTTAAATGGCAGATCAGGAAACAGTCCATCATATGTTTTTGTATCAATCTGCATCAACTCATCAATCATGTTATTAATATTCTCATTCAAAGCTTCTTGAAGCCTTTTTACAGTTGCAGGATCAAGTTCTCTTGTTTCGATATATCTATTAATAATTTCATCTACTTCTGCATCATATTTAGCTAATCTGTCCCCTATTATGTCTACTTCTGTTTGGCTTTTTCTTAATGGTCTAAACACTGATTTATTTTCTTCAAAAAAAGCTAGGGCATCGTTTCCTATTCTGCTAAGTTCAGGAAGAGTTGTTGATTCTCTTCCCTCATCTGCAATCTTTCTTAAAGTAGCTAATAATTTTTGTTTTCTACCAGCTGCTGCTTGCATTATGTCTGATTGTATTTCATCAGCAAAAGTGACCTTTACAATACCGCTTGTATCAGGCGTGGATGCTTTATTAATTTCTGCATCTATATCTCTTACTTTAACTATGAGCTCGTCTATCTGATCTAACAAACCTGGGCTTATTTGATTTAATGTATCACCATATTGAGTCATAATCTGCTCCAGTGACAATTCATTAATTAAATCTAGATCTCCTTGGTTAAGACCTCTTCTTACACCTTCTCTATTTAATTTATTTATTGCCTCTGCAAACAAACCTGCAACTTGTCTTTGCGCTCTTTTACGTTCACGTTCAAGACCTGGAATGTTGGATGCTAATTTAGGTGCTTCTAATTTTGTTGGTAATATAGCCATGCGATCAGTAAGACGAGTCCAACCAATCACGTAAGCATTATCTTGATTAGGCATTCCCCATTTATGATTTTCTATTCTTTCTCCTTGAAAAATAGGAGACGGGTATGTGCCAGAATCACCAGGAAATTTGTCAGTTGGTATATATAATACACGCTCTCTTTGCGACCCTGGTATGAATCCATCCTCAGCATAACCTGGGTATCTTGTATCTACTGCTCCATTTGGATTTATAACTTCAGAAAATTGACCAGTAGCGTGAACATGCATACCTCTTATTGGAGCTTGACGTAAATGTTCTATGACCTGAGCTTTTGGTATTGGTGTGTTTTCGTCAAAAATACGTAGCAATGAATCTATTTGGTAATCTCTAAACTCTGATTCTCTAATTCTATTTTTCTTTAAAAAATCTAATAGAGCTTTTTTGTTTGGAAATATTGCAGGTGTGTCTGGTCTAGATAAAACTCTTTCGATGTCTGAATAAAAAACACCTGTGATCGGTGTTCCACTTTTAGGGGCAACAGCTATGTCCATACCCATTACATCATCAGTTAAAGGTACGTCATCTTCTGGCGTTGGATCTAAAGGCGGCTCATCTTTCGTTTTTTCTTTTTCTAATTCCAAACTCTCTTTTTGTTTTTTGGTTGGGTTATCTAAACTCTCTTTTGGAGTAGGTATCGGTGCTGTTTCATTTTTAGGTGGCTTAGTAAATAATTTCCAAAACGGAAACTTAAGGTTTGCTTGTTCCATCTCACCTGTGAAAATATTTTCTGTAGGTTGAACATCAAACATTTTTTCTTGAGGCTCTGCGCTTGTTCTTTGGACAGGTGCAGGCTGTTCAGGCTCAATGTCTTCTAGGGGTGATGGTTCCTCACCAAACCGTCTAGCAGTCCCTCTAGCAGCGTCACCAAACTCAATAGATATTCTAGGGAATATCTTTCCACCTTCCATTATTTGATCCTCTTCTTCAAATATGTCTTCCACGTCTTTTACTAAACCTCCACTTTGCATTGCAGTGACTTTGCCAGTTCTCAAACCAGCCTCATTTAATAAATCAATAGCTTGTTCTAATTGTGCTATTTGTTCATCTGTAACACCAGTCTTTTGTTTTAGCAATTCTCTTTCTGGTGATCCTGGTGGACCTCCTATTAAGTCTGTAAGTTTTTCCGCTAGTGTTTTGTGTCTACCTAAAGTAAAATCACCGACTGTAACTTCTGCTCCTAATTCTTCTAACTCCATTGATACTTGATCTAATTTGCTTCTGTCGCCTGTTGCCTCAAACTCATCAACGGCTGCTCTTGCTCTTTTTTCTAGCTGTGGTTGTTTAATTGCATTGTAGTTTGACAAATCAAGATAATAAGATCCTGGTATCATTCCTGATCCTACAAGGTTTTCACCGACAGTTTCACCAACTTGTGATGATTCAAATGTATGTGCTATTTGAATACTATTTTTAGCTTCTTTGACTCTCTCTTCTGGTGTTCTGATTGATCCATCAGGTCTAACTTTTGGTGCTTTAAAAATTTGATCTAAAGCTGGTTTTGCTAAATTGCCAACTTCCTCTCTAATTTTATCATGATACGAAAACTTTAAAAAATTTTGATATTCAATTGAAGTTGGATCTAACAAAGCCAACATATCTTCATTAAATTTTTTCATAAAAGGATCAAAGCTCCCTTGTACAGGGTCTCTTAGTTCAGCAGATGTTTCTCTTACAAAGTTTAAATATCTTTTTAATTTTTTTGTAAAATCTCTTTTTGGATTAGGTTTACCTGGAACGATGGGATAAAAATCATCTTCTAACCTTTTCATATTTTGAACAAGGTTATTGTACGTGTCGTTTGTGTTAAGATATGTAAAAAACTGACCCTGAACTGCAGTTTTTTCTTTACTGCCGTCTCCAACTCTAAGATATCTATCTATCTCAGCTATTTGATTTTTATTATATACTCTACCCTCTTCATAACCTTTTGTTTTATCAAACTCACCAAAGCCTTTACTTTTGTTGTAATCATTAATTTTTCTTGAAAGAGCTCTTCTAAAATTTGGATCTTGACTTGTAATAGCAAACCCTGCAAATTTGGACTCACTTGCATCACTAACAAATGCTTTTGCAAATGCCTCTCTTACTGCTCTAGGATCATTCATATTAAATCCTTCAACGCCAGTAAATATATCAAACTGATCATAAATTTTTTGATCAGCTTCTTTTGCTATTTGAGATTTAGCTTTACCGCCTTTTGTACCAACATCACCCTCTCTTATTATACCAAATTGAGCTGAAGGATATTGTCTAAAGAAAGAATCTGGTGGAATTTTAACATTACCCATACCATCAGTATAAAAAAATTTAGCAGCTGTGGCTTCATCTTGTGTCATGGCTAATTTAAGTTCAGTCGCACTTAATTTAGCAGCATTTTCTTTTATAAACTTTTCACCCTCTGGCGTAGTTTTTTTAACACTACCCTTTGGTGCCAAGTTTCTTTTCTTTGACAATCCTTTTTGTATTGCGAGCTTTTCTAATCTTTCAAACTCCTCAGCTCCATAATCTCTTTTTAGTTTTTCGAGCGCCCTTAATCTATTTGATTTATTGCCATACGCAGCTTCATATTGTTTACTAAAGTCTTCTACTTTTTTGTCTGCCTCTTGTGCTGCTTTTTTTAAAGATGGATCTACTTGTTTAAGTTTATCTGTTTCTTTTTTTAATTCCTGTGCTTCTAATGCAGCTCTTTTTAATTTATCATCTACCTCTAATTGTGATGGTAAATTTTTATTAAAAGCGCTTTGTCCTTTTCCAAAACCCATTTCATTATCGTCAAGTAAACCTAAAGGGTCTCTTTCCATTGATTTTGGTGTTCTAGGCTTACTTGGTGGACCAGAAGCAAATCTAGTTTGAATATCTAATCCATATTCTTTTAATGCTTTAATTGCATTTGGATTTTCTTGAAGATAACTTTTAATAAATTTTTCATTTTCTACTAAATCTTTAACAGTAAGTTTTGATCCTTTACCAAATGCTTTTTGACCAGCTCGCATTAAAGAACCTATTGGTGCTTTAGCGAGAAAAGCTAAGCCCGCTATATCAAGAGCATCAATTGGTAATATAGCAATACCAAGTTTTTGTTCGATTGGTAAATCTTGGTACTTAGTTCCTTGTTCAGTCATCTCTGACAATCCTCTTCTTGCATCACCAAGTAAAAAATTACTAATGTCATATAAGCCATATGTCGGTGAATCTAATGTGCCTCCACCAGTAAGAATGCTGCCTTGGTCGAATCCTAAGTCTGTTTGAAATTTTTGATCCTTTTTTAAATCAGCTAGTAGTTTATTAGCTTCAAAAGATCCAGGCTCTAAGTTTGCAGTTTTAAGTATTAGATTAAAAATTTGTTGGTTTTTAAGTCTTTGTTCTTCTTGTGATTTGATTGTTTCTTCAGAAGGTGATATCTTTTCCAATATGCCTAGTGTTGCTCGTGCTAAGTCTCTTGAAAATTGGTCTCCTGGTTTTTCATCTTTCTGTAATTGTATGCCCCCATATAACGGATCTATATCTACTAAAACTTGACCCGCAGGTCCTGAGAAGATGTCAATATCATCATAAGGATCTGATCTTGCATCTCTTCTAGCTTTTCTGTCTTTTGCGCTCATCCGTAGTATTCTCGTTGTTCTATGTATTTGGGTTCATCCACATAATCAGACTCCAGCTGGATAAAATTACCCTGTCTGAATCGCAACAACGCCTGTGTTGTTGAGTCGACTAAATCGTCATGATCACCATAAGGGAAAGCAGCGCATTCTTCAATAACTTCTTCTGCCCACCTATCATCGGTAGCCCATACCTGACCTGCTTCAAACAGCGGAGCTACGGAGTTAACACGTACGTGCTTATCATTGCCCTTACTAGGCGTATAAGTAACTACGGGGATCCCAACTTGCCGTAGCTCGTGAGTTAAGGGCATACCAGAAGCTTTGGCTTCGATCAAGATAGTTTCGGGCTCCCAGTATGTATATTCTTCTAATGCTATTGATTTAAGTTCTGGAAAGTCCCAACGTCCCTTGCGCATCGCTAAAAGTATGATGTGCGGTGGTCCGTGTTCCACGGGTTTAAATACACCCCACGTTGTTATTGCACTAAAGTCAGCGGTCTCTCGTTTACTAAAAGCTGTATCATATGATTGTATAACGTGCATAAGATTGGGTATCTTTTCATTACCCCACATCTGCCACCATTCTCGTTTGATAATTGATCCTTCTTCTGACGTAGGCTTCTGTTGCCACTGTGCTTGCCACTTTTGCTCCGATAGTGAAGCTTTGACACCTTCTAGTTCTGACAGTTTCCAAAACTCAGGCCATAGTGGTTCTTCATTTAAGATGGCTGGAAACTCAACCACGTCCCACTGGTCGGCATTTTCGTTTGTTTGGTTGTTCATCAACTTACCTGTCAGGTCTTTCGTGGACCATCTGGTCATAACGATTACGATAGAACCACCAGGCTGTAAACGTTGGCGGGGGCCCGAGGTATACCATTCATAAGCATTGTCCAGCGCTGTTTGGGATAGTGCGTCTTGTTCCGAGTGCGGGTCATCAATGATAAGTAAATCCGCACCACGGCCCGTGATCGCACCGCCGACACCAGCCGCAAAGTATTCGCCGCCTTTGTTCGTGGTAAATCTACCTGCCGCTTTAGAATCTTGTGATAAGGTTACATCAGGAAAGACCTCCTTAAATTCATCTTGTTCAAACAGGTTACGAACCTTTCTACCAAAGTTATAAG